GCGCAACGTGAGGAAGGCAGTGCGACAACCACCACAACGTTTGGTCGCAAGATCAAGCTAACCACCAAGAACAACTACAAGCTCGACGACATTGCCCTGCAAGCAATTCGCGAAAGTGTGCCGGCTAACATGCTGCCATTGAAGCTCACGCAAACGATCGACGTTGCTCGCTTGAAGTATCTGCGCAACAACGAGCCCGAGACGTATCGCAAGATCGCGAGAGCTTTCACCCACTCCCCTGCCAAGCCCAACGTTTCGATTACAGGGGGTGAGATCTAATGGCTATCGATCTATCTGCAATCAAAAAGACCAGCGGCCTGAAGCCGCCAAGCATGATCATATTCGGCTCTGCTGGCGTCGGTAAAACCACGTTCGCGGCTGCCGCGCCTAATCCGATCTTTTTGCAAACTGAAGCCGGCGAAGGTGCGCTTGAGCTGTCTGCGTTTCCGCTGCTGAAATCATATGACGAGCTGATCGAAGCAATCACCGCGCTCATTGAACATGATCACGATTACGAGACGTTAGTGCTCGATAGCTTAGATCATTTAGAGCCGCTGATCTGGAAGAAGGTCTGCCAGGTTGAAGGCAAGAAGTCGATTGAAGAGTTTGGCTACGGCAAAGGATATGTATTCGCGCTCGATTACTGGCGTGAATTTTTAGCTGCTATCAATTCATTGCGCATGCACAAAAACATGTCGCTAATTTTAATCGCGCACACCCACATCCGCGCCTACAACAGCCCAGACACTGAATCTTACGACCGCTACGAGATCAAGCTGCATGCAAAAGCAAGCGGGCTCATTCAAGAGTCAGTCGATAGCGTGCTGTTCGCGAAGCACAAGATCATCACAAAGAAAGAAGACAAAGGATTTAACCAGACGCGAGTGCGCGGTATTAGCACTGGCGAGCGCGTGCTGTGCACCACAGAAACGCCTGGGTACATCGCAAAAAATCGATATGGCTTACCTGATGAGATCGACCTCACCTGGGCAGCCTTCGAACAAGCAATCGTTAACGCAACAAGCACGGAGAAGTAAAAATGGCGACATTAAGTTTTCAAGCAGATGAAGTTGGTTCAGAGGAACCGCGTAAGTACGACCCGATCCCAGAGGGCTTGTACAAGGCTGTCATTATCGACAGTGAAATGAAGCCCACGAAAGCCGGTACTGGCAACTACCTAGAGCTGAAGTTTGAGGTAATCGATAACCAGTACGCTGGTAAGTGGATAATCTCTAGGCTAAATCTCGACAATCCAAGTCCCAAGACCGTAGAGATTGCGCAGCGCGATCTTTCAAGCATTTGTCGAGCGCTGGGAAAAAGTGCAATCGGTGACAGCGAAGAGCTGCACCATAAGCCAATGACCGTCAAAGTCACGATACAGCCAGCGAATGGTGATTATGCCGCATCTAACGAGATCAAAGCGTATTCCCCGGCCGATGCATTGCAGGCTGTCGCGACTCCTGCTGCCGCGCCCTCTCCTGCCCCGGCTGCCCCAGAGCCCGCACCAGCTGCTGCTGGCAAGAAGCCCTGGGAGTAAGCATGGTGGCATTACCCAAGCCAGCCGACAGTACACTCAACGCCGTGGAGCGAGCGGGCGAGAAGGGTCAGGCCACCGATGGTGGCCGGGCTCACCTCGGCGGGTCAATCATCGGTCGCGAGTGCAAGCGCGAGCTGTGGTTTAGTTTTCGCTGGGGAACGATCGTTGTGCACAAAGCGAGGCTGTTGCGACTCTTTGCACGCGGCGCCCGAGAAGAGGATTGGTTTAATCATCTGCTTACTCAGGCCGGCGTAACGGTCTGGGATGTCGATCCTGATACTAAGCAGCAATTCAGGGTTGAGGCAGTCGGTGGTCATTTCGGAGGCAGCCTAGACGGCGTGGTCATGGGGCTGCGTGAAGCCCCGCAAGTACCGCATGTCTCTGAGCAAAAGACGCACGCTGCAAAAAGTTTCGAAGACGTACAAAAGAAAGGCGTCGAAAAATCAAAGCCCGAGCATTACGCGCAGATGCAAGTCTATATGCATCTTATGGATTTGCCTTGGGCGTTTTACCAGGCAGTCAATAAGAATAACGATGCGTTGTACTACGAGCGCGTCGAGTACGACAAGCCCGCTGCGGAGGCTCTAATTCGCAAGGCTGAACATATTATTACAAGCGATCGTCCGCCCGAGGGGATTAGCAACGATCCTTCATTCTACAAGTGCAAATTCTGCGACCACAGCTTCCTCTGCCACGGCTATGAGACGCCCGCACTGAGCTGCCGCACCTGTGCTTTCGCGACAGCAGAGATCGATGGTGATGCGAGGTGGTCATGCGCCAAGCATAAGAAAGATATCAGCGTCGAGGATCAACGACTTGCCTGCGACAAGCATCTTTTTATCCCTGAGCTGCTTGAAACTTGGGCCGAGGTGCAAGACGGCACTGAAGAGCACGTTACCTATAAAAATAAATTGACGGGTCATGAGTTCATCAATGGGCTCGGCGGCTACTCGTCGAAAGAAATAAGCCGAGCACGCGACGTTAAAGCCATCGGCGATCCAGGCGTTGATCAGTTCCGGGAAAATTTTAATGCGGAGGTAACAGGGTGAGCAAAACGAACCCGTACTTCATAGATGAACCGGCGATCGTCAGCTTTAGCGGCGGTCGGAGCAGTGGATATATGCTCTTTAAGATTTTAGAAGCGCATAACGGTGTTTTGCCCGATGACGTACATGTAACGTTTGCAAACACTGGCAAAGAAATGCCACAGACTTTGGATTTTGTACAAGCATGTTCTGACAACTGGAATGTGCCAATAACGTGGCTTGAATACGATGGCAGAACTAAAAAGCCAGATTCAAAAAATTACGACTATCGATACAAGATTGTCGATTACGACAGCGCTGCCAGAAACGGCGAGCCATTTGAAAAACTTATATCTGACCTTGGCCAGTTGCCAAATTCAGTTGGTAGATGGTGCTCTGGCCAGCTTAAAGTGCGCACCATTCATAGGTATGCGCAAGACGTGGGGTTGCAATCACCGTTCCTAACAATGATAGGCATACGGGGCGATGAAAAAAGACGGGCAATCAAGATCCATAACAAAGTAAACGAAGGTCAAGACAACTTTTGCCCAATGTATGTAGATGGCACAACGCGCTGGTTCGTTTCACTTTTTTGGAAAAATCAAAATTTCGATTTAGAGCTGCCAAACAATGACGGCGTTACAGACTGGGGAAATTGCGACTTATGTTTTCTCAAAGGTCGAGGCAAAAGAATGTCAATTATTCAGGCGCAACCACATCTGGCTGATTGGTGGATTTCTCAGGAAGTTAAATTTAACGATCAATTTGATCGGCAGTCACCGTCGTATGAGCAAATGAAAATAATCGCGTCAGATCAAGGCGCATTGTTCGACTTCGATGATGAAACCATACCGTGTTTTTGTGGAGATTAATTATGAGCAAAATATTTATACAAGTCGAAGGCGAAGACATGGATCGTTTTTTGAATCAGCAAGACGAGATCGCAGAAACGCTGTCGCGACTTTTATCAATCATCGAAGGCTTGGTCGATGAAGCGTCAAACGACTAAACGAGAAGTCAGCGCAGAGAAGATTCAGTTCAAGTACCCGAGGCAATCCTGCGGCTATTGCGAGAACCTGATCTTCAACTGGTGCGTGATTTTTGATGACGCCGTGCCCAAAAGTTTTCTAACTAAAAAAAACGATTGTGAGCACTTCTGTGAAGCGCTTGCCCCATAGTTATTCGGCAGAGCATTACAAGAAATGCCCAGGTTGCGATCACTGGATTAAGAAGAAGACGGCGCTGTGCAGGCGCTGCGTTCGAAAGAAGAGTTTTGATTTAGAAGTATGGCTCTGCAAGCCAGCAGATTATTGGGTGAGAGCTAAATGGCGACCCTATGATTTTGACGAGACAGAATTAGAGAAGGAGCAAGATGATGAGCAGACCGTTCGACCGCCAAGTTGGTGGTGATCATTACAAAGACTTTGCGATAGAGCCAATTCGTTTCTGCCAAAAGAATGGCTTGGGCGCAGCAGAGAGCAACATCATTAAGTACGCGTGTCGATGGAAGCGCAAACACACCGGCAACCTGGACGATCTAAGAAAGATCATTCATTACGCAGAGTTGCTAATCGCCATGGAACTGGAGACCGGCGACTGCCCAGAGCAAGAAGAATTTAGGAGTGCCCGAGGTTTCAAAACTTTCAGCGAAGAAGAAGCGATAACAAGGATCGATAACGATGTTTAAGCAAAGACGATGGGGAGATAACCTCCCGCAAAAGAGCAGCCTGTTAAACTTTGTAATAGCTTCTGTCATTACAAGCATGGTGGTGGCGCTATGGATCTCGCTATAGATTACGATCTGCTTGCGGAAAAGATCGCGCATCAAATCAGCAAGGCGCCAAAAGATCATGAAGTGTTATGGGATGCACAAGAGTGCGCAGATTATCTGCATTTTAAAAAACGATATTTCGCAGAGCGAGTCGCAAAGCAGCCAGGCTTCCCCAAAGCCCGGGGCACCGGCTCAGTCTGGCTTAAAGCCGATGTGGTGCGCTGGGCTAAAAACTAAAGCAAATCTGCGAGCTCGCGCGCGTCTTTGTTGTAATAGGTCATCAGTTGCTTGATGTCTCGATGCCCGGTTACGCGAGCGAGATCTAACACTTGCAGCTTCCCTGCTAACCTGGTTGTCGCTTCGTGCCGACTATCGTGAAACGTGAGGTCATCGATCCCACAGTCCGCGACAGCCTTCCTGAACATTGTGCTTACAACGCCGGCAGAGACGCCTAGCATCGTTTCTTTGGTGTGGTCGAGTCTTTGTATCAACTCTACTGCCCTAGCTGATAGCGGCACGTTACGCGATACCGCGGTCTTGGTAATCGTGTGAGGCAAATAAATGTACCGCTCATCAAGATGCACATCTGACCACTTCACCTTCCCTAGTTCCCCTTGGCGCATTGCTGTCTCCAGCGCAATCAAAAATGCTATCGCGACTTTTTGTCTTTGACTGGTGATCGGCAGATCATCGGAATAATTTAAAGCCACTAGCAGTTGCTCTATCTCTGTATCTGAGATGCGACGATTACGAGCCTCTGGATCTTTT